ATGTAACTTTCATAAATACAAGTGGCTTGGACACGGACGTAACTTTTCAATTACGTGCTGATGCAATAATGGACGTAGATATGAATATTATCTACCAAATAAACGGAAATAACGGTGTAATTAATTACGCTCAAATGAGTACGGTTACAACTTCGCTTTCAGGTAACGTAAATATAAATAACGTTTTACCCGATATAAAAGTTAGTGACTTCTTTTCGGGAGTGCTAAAAGAATTCAATTGTACGTGCGTAGCTACTGATGTAAACACTTTTGAAATACTACCTTTAGAAGATTGGTATTCACAAGGCGCAATAGTAGATATTACACAATACACGGATATAGATTCAATTGATATTGAACGTATTAAGCTATATAAAAAAATAGCTTTCAAATATCAACAAAGTGAGTCCTTTGCAAACAAGAATTATTTTAAAACATATAACCAACAATACGGAGATTTAGAATATCAATACAATTACGACGGGGACGAGTACACAATTGAAGTTCCTTTTGAAAATTTATTATTTCAAAGGTCAATAGATAATTCAGGTAATTACGCTATATTCGGGTATACGTTAAACGAGAATTTTCAAGCGTATACGCCAAAGCCAATATTGCTTTATTTGTACGGTGAAAGTGACCCTTTGCCACATGACATTAAATTCTATACTGGAGCAACGCATTTAAATATTGACACGTTCGCTTTATTCGGTCAAGACCTTACTTATCAAAACGAAAAATATAGTTTAAATTTTGGCGCTGATAATTCTATAATTCATTTAGAAACAATTCAACAAGGCTTATTCGCTGAATACTATTTTTCGTATTTAATTAATTTGTTCAACCTTAAGAATAGATTAGTTCACGTAAAAACGAATTTACCCGTTTCTTTACTTACGAACCTTCAATTAAATGATCGTCTTATTATAAGAGATAAACGCTATATAATAAACGAAATGAAAAGCAACTTAAGTACAGGACAAGTTGACTTTAGTTTGTATTTAGACTTTCGACCAATTACAAGCGGTAAACCCTACGTACCGAGTTTTGAAGCACAATGTTTAAACATTCCGATTAAGTGGGTAAACGGTGCGGTAAGCGCTACAATAACAACTACATTCGGGGGTGTTACAATTACCCCAAGTACGATAACAAGTAGTGAAACAATTGTAGTTTGTATTCCTGAAAACACGAATTCACCGCAAAACATATTAGCCGAAAACACGGATAGTTTAATTACTGAAGAATTTCAAAACTTAATAACGGAAAATTCAAGTACGCAAGTAATTATTTTAACGGTAACGTACACAATGAGCGACGGTAGTACGGTAATAAACACAATTCAAATATTACAACAATGATACAACTAATTTTAGAACTACTTAAAAGCGATAATTTCTTCGGAGTAAGTGAAATTGTAGATGTGGCAAAAGGAAAACACGAACTAACGGACGATATTAAAAAAGTTTATAACCAACAAAAGCGTAAAAGATGGCAGAAAAACGGACAATAGAATTAGAAATACAAGACAATAGTAAGTCATTAAAACAACAGTATAGGGAAGCGGTTCAAGAACTACAAAAGCTTGCCGCGACATACGGGGAAACGTCCGATCAAGCGGCTATGGCTGCAAAAAAAGCCGCTGAATTAAAAGACCAAATAGAATTTAGTAAAGACTTAATAAAAGGCTTTAATCCTGATGCTAAATTTCAAGCGGTCGAAGGTGCTATCAATGGCGTAATGAATGGCTTTCAAGCGTTCGAAGGTGGTTTAGCATTGATAGGTGTAGAAAGTGACAAAGTACAAGAAGCGTTATTACGTGTTCAAAGCGTTATGGCTTTAACACAAGGTATTAATGGCGTAATGCAAGCGAAAGACGCGTTTAGTCAATTAGGTACGGTTGCTAAAACTGCATTGAAAGGAATTAAAACGGAATTAATAGCTACTGGTATAGGTGTTTTTGTAGTGGCTTTAGGTACTGCGGTTGCTTACTGGGACGATATTAAGGCGGCTGTTGGTGGTGTGAGTGACGAACAAAAGAAATTAAACAAACAAATTGATAAAGATATAGCAGCCCAAGAACACAAGGGTAAAATGTTAGACAACCAAGACGAGATACTTAAACAACAAGGTAAATCTGAAAAGGAAATTCTACAAATCAAAATCAAACAAATAGACGGTGAAATAGCTTTAGCCGAAACAAAGTTAAGTACAACTAAACAAACTGCAAAAGCTGAATACGATGCTGCGGTACGTAATAGGGGTTACGCTGAAATGTTTTTTCGATTATGGTTAGAAGGTCAAGCGTTGGTATTTCGTGCTATGGCTGCGCCTATTGACATGGTTTTAGAAACTGCGAACCAAGTTAGCGAAGCGTTGGGTTTAGGTAAAGTAGTAACGTCAAACATAAACAAAGAAATTACTAAATTAACTGAATCTGGTTCTAAATTTTTAGCTAATTTATTATTTGACCCAGCCGAAACTAAAGCTAAATCGGATGCTACTATAAAGGAACTTGAATTAGGGATTCAAACAATGAAAAATCAAAGGGCTGGTTTTGAAAATCAAATAACTGATTTAGGTAAAAAAGGGGCGCAAGACCGTTCTAATTCTGAAAAGGACAATGTAAAAGAAAGCCTTGATTTAACCCGTCAAAGAATAGACAAAGAAATTGAATTAATGGAGGACGGATTCGATAAAGAAAAACGGACTTTAGAAGAAAAAGCAAAACGAGAAAAAGAAGATTTAGCTAAATCAATTGAGGATAAAATATACGACCAAGAAGAATATGCTAAAACGCAAAAACTAATTGACGATAATCTAAAAAAAGATTTAAAAGCATTAGATGCTAAATATTTTGACGATACTTTAAAAGCACGTGGTTTTTCTATTCAAGCGTTGAAAGACGATAGAATGAAAGAAATTGAAATAGAAATAGCTGCGAACCAAGAAAAGGCGGCTAATCAAAAGAAATTTGACGAAGAAGAAAAGGCACGAATAAAAGCCTTAAACGAATATAGGTTAAACGCTGCTAAAGACACGTTACAAGTAGTTTCTGATTTAACTGAACTATTTGCGGGTAAAAGTGAGAAACAACAAAAGAAAGCGTTTCAAGTACAAAAGGCGGTTAATATAGCGACTGCGGTAATAGACACTTACAAAGCGGCAAACACGGCTTTAGCAAGTTCACCCCCGCCATTTAATTATATTGCTATGGCTGCGGCTATTACTGCGGGTTTAATTAACGTTAAAAAAATAGCTTCGCAAAAATTCGAGGGCGGTGGTTCTACTGGCGGTGGCGGTGGTGGTTCAAACGCTCCAGCGGGTGCGCCTATGACTGCGAATTTTAATACAATAGGATCAAGCGGTATAAATCAATTAGCGCAATTACAACAAACGCCCGCAAAGGCTTACGTAGTTAGTGGCGAAGTAACAAGCGCACAAGCTTTAGATAGAAATAGAGTACAAAACGCAACTTTATAAGTTTAATAATTATGGCAAAAGTTGAAATAATAGAACTACTAATTGACGAAACAAAATTAGAAGCTGGAATAAATGCGGTATCCGTTGTTGAAAGTCCCGCGATCGAGGAAAACTTTATAGCGTTAAAAAAGCACGAAGTTGAACTAAAAGAAGTAGATGCGGAAAAACGTATTTTAATGGGTGCGGCTTTAGTGCCTAATAAACAAATTTACCGTAGAAACAAGGACAAAGAGTTCTATATTTACTTTAGTGAAGACACGGTACGCAAAGCAAGTGAATTATTTTTAATGCGCTCAAACCAAAACAACGCAACGTACGAACATGAACGCAAAATGCTTGACGGAATGAGTGTAGTTGAAAGCTGGATAATTGAAGACGAAAAGACGGATAAAAGCCGTTTATATAACTTTAATTTACCTAAAGGAACTTGGATGATTTCAATGAAAGTAAACAACGATGATGTTTGGCAAAAGGTAAAAGACGGCGAAGTAAAAGGATTTAGTATTGAAGGTCACTTTGTAGACAAATACGAAATGAGTTTACAACAAAACGAAGAAGACGAAATAATAGCATTCCTAAAAGAAATACTCGATACTAAATTAGAAACGTATAACGACTACCCGAAAGAGGCAAGCGAAAACGCAAAGATAGCATTACGCTACGCTATAGAAAACGGTTGGGGTGACTGCGGTACGCCCGTAGGAAAAGCACGCGCTAATCAACTTGCAAACGGCGAAAATATAAGTAGAGAAACAATTTCACGAATGGCTTCATTTGCACGCCACAAAGAAAATTCACAAAAGGAATTAGGGGACGGATGCGGTCGTTTAATGTGGCTTTGTTGGGGTGGTGACGCTGGTATTGAATGGGCGCAAAGAAAGTTAGAACAAATAGATAATAAATAGAATATGAAAAAAATGAATAACATTTTAAAAATGATTTCGCAAATGGATGCGAACGCTAACGAAATTAAATTAGCAAAACACGAAGTACAATTAGCTTTAATTGATGACTTAAGAAAACAAGCGAATACATCAAGTAAATTAAATGCTGAAAATATTAATTTGCTTAATAAGGTAAGGTCAAATTATAAAGAGTCTTTATCTATTTTATCCAAAGTAGAAACAGAAGCTCAAAGGGCTTTTAAATTAGCGGTTGAGTTGGGCGTTGGGGATGCCATTTATAAAGATTTTTTAAATTCAGTTAAACAAGATATTTCTGTAAATCAAAAACTTTTAGATAAATACAGTTAATTATAAATAAATGAGAACAGCAAGTAAAGTAAGTCCCCGTGGTGGTAAACGTGGGTGCCTATGTAAAGACGGAAAATATCACAAAGATTGTTGTGACGGTAGTTTAGAAGCGCAAGGGATAGGCAAAACAGCCAGCGTAACGCCACAAAATGTAACGGTAACAGATAACAACGGGGTACGCACGATAGTACGTCAAAACGGCTAAAAAAGGAACAAGTAAAAATTTTAAAAGTTAATAAGTTATGAATACACTAAAAACAGTTTTCGGAAAGTTGTTTAAAGAAGAAACACAATTGGCTTCGCACGAAGTTGAATTAGGGTTAGTTCAAGATTTTGAAAGCTCTTTAAATTCTTATATAAGTGCAAGCGGTAAATTAGAACAACAATTTAAAAATATTGATAATGCTATAAAAAATATGCAAACTGAATTTATTTCAGTTTCAAAAATAGCTTCTAAAATTGATTCTGATTATCAAAAATTAAGAAGACAATCAATGGACTTAGGGGTTGAAATACCTAAAGAAGTTGAAAATAGTTACAAAAAAATGTTAGCTCTTTTAAAAAATGATTCTGAAAATTTTAAAAAGTTTAATAAGTAAATAAAATAAAAATGAAAAATAGCCTAATCAATCAAATCAAAACTTTACTTGGAATGGAAGTAAAACTTGAACAAATGAAACTAATGGATGGCGTAACAGTTCTTGAAGCTGATATGTTTGAAGCTGGTAACGAAATTTTCGTAGTAACGGAAGACGAACAAAAAATACCCGTGCCAGTAGGAGAATACGAAATGGAAGACGGGCGTATGCTAATCGTTGTTGAAGAAGGAATTATTTCTGAAGTAAAAGAAAAGGTTGAAGAAGAAGAAGAAGTAGAAGTTGAAGAGCCTATCGAAGAGGAAGCGAAAAAAGAACAAGAAATGGAAACGGCTAAAAGCGCTCCTAAAAAAGTAGTTGAAAGCGTAATTAAAGAAAGTTTCTTTTCTGAAATTGAAGCGTTGAAAAAAGAGAACGAAATGCTTAAAGCTGAATTAAGCAAATTGAACGAGGTTAAAGAAGTTGAACTATCAAAAGACGAAGAGGTTAAACCAATTTCTTTTAACCCTGAAAACGAAAACAAAGTTGAGTCTATAAAATTTGCGTCTAAAAGACCACGCACAATAATGGATTCAGTTTTAAACAAACTAAATAAGTAATAATTTAAAAAACAATAAAAAATGAGTACAACATTTACAAGTATCTCAAATGATCCTTTACGTCAAGTAGGCGTAGTTGAAACATTGACGGGTGCAACAACTTTGACTGCTGAAGATAGCGGTAAAGTATTTATCTTAAACGCTGCTGCTGGAGCGCAAATTACACTACCTGCGGTTGCTGATGGAGCTGGACAATCTTACAAGTTCGTAGTAGGTGCATTATTTGCAACAACTGCTTGGACTATTAAAGCGGCTACAAACAAAATTCAAGGCGGTGTTATCGTGAATAGTACTAACGTACCGGGAGCTGATGAAAACACAATTACTTTTTCGGCTTCTGCTGACACAATCGGTGACTTTGTAGAATTAGTTGGTGACGGAACAAACTGGTATGTTTTCGGACTTGGTACTTCTGCTGGTGCAATTACTTTAACCGTAGTATAAATAAAATAAAAAACTAAATAAAAATGGAAAAAATTAACCTATCAACTACTCAAAGCATTACAACTACGTATGCTGGTGAGTTCGCTGGAAAATATATCGCTGCGGCTTTGTTAAGCGCTCCAACCTTGGAGAAAGGCGGTATTACTATCATGCCTAACGTTAAGTACAAACAAGTAATTAAAAGAGTTGCAACTGATGACATTATCAAAAACGCTACTTGTGACTTTGACCCTACTTCTACAGTTACGTTAACTGAACGCATACTTCAACCCGAGAGCTATCAAATTAATTTACAATTGTGTAAATCTGACTTTAGACAGGATTGGGATGCCATTCAAATGGGATATTCTGCATTCGATGTTTTACCTAAATCATTCGCTGATTTCTTAATTGCACACGCTGCAGAAAAAGTTGCTGCTGGAATGGAAACTTCAATTTGGAGAGGTGTTAACGCAACTGCTGGACAATTTGCTGGTATCATGACACAATTAACAACTGATGCTTCTTTGCCAGCTGCTCAAGAAATTGCTGGTACTACTGTTGATGCTACTAACGTAGTTGCTCAATTAGGTTCTATCGTTGACGCTTTGCCAGCTGCTTTGTACGGTAAAGAAGATTTAACTCTTTATGTTTCTAATAACATTTATAGAGCGTATGTACGTGCTTTAGGTGGCTTCGCTGCTTCAGGTGTAGGTGCTAACGGTTACGACAACAAAGGAACAAACCAAGTATTGAATGACTTGTATTTCGACGGAGTTAAAATATTCTTGGCTAACGGACTTGCTGCAAATACTGCTTTACTTTCTCAAACTTCAAACTTGTACTTTGCGACTGGTTTAATGAATGATATGAACGAAGTTAAAGTTATTGATATGGGTGATATTGACGGTTCGCAAAATGTACGCGTAGTAATGCGATTTACTGCAGATGCAAAATACGGTTTTGCTTCTGACTTAGTTACTTACGGAATCGTTAACTCGGCTAACTAAAAAACATAAACTATAATAAAGGGTGGTGCAATATACACCACCTTTTTTTTTGTTAAACTTTAAAAAATAATAAAATGAGCTGTGATATAACAAATGGTAGAATAGAACAATGTAAAGATTCCGTTTCGGGGTTGAAAGCTATTTACTTTATTAACTACGACGATTTAAATTCGGAC